AGGATTGCACAAAAAGAAGCAAATCAGCTGAACAAGCTACAGCAAGAGGAGCTTAGGACTGCGAACAATGTCGCCAAGGTAAAGCTTGAATTAAATGAGCTATTAGTCAAAGCTAAAGGCGAGCAAGGCATTCTGAACGATAAGCAGCTTCAGGCTGAATTAAATCAAATTAAGGTTAATGAGTTGATGATAAAGTTTAACATTTTGGTGGAAGAGGGTGTAATCAGCCAAGAAGAATTGAAACAAAAAATCGAGGAAGCTGTCGCTGCTTTAGATAAAGCAGAGTCGCCTCTTGGCAAATTTAAAGATGGAGTCAGAAAGATATTTGAGGAAGCAATGAACTTAAAAGATGCACTGGCGACACAAGCTGTGCAGGCAGTTCAGACGTTAGGAGATACGTTTGCTGATTTTGTGGCAACCGGCAAGGCAGATTTTGCCGACATGACAAAGTCAATCTTGCAAGACCTTTCT